ATTTTCAATTTTTTGATTTTTTCGATTATCCCCCCCATCGAAAAAAATTTTTTTCGATCGTCTGGGAACCGGTGAAGGGAACTTTTTCCAAGTCGGAGGCCTTCAGACAAAAAGGGGATAAAAACTAAAGGAATTTTGGGAAGGAGGCCTAGTTTTTGGTAAAGCCAGTCACAGCTAAATCTATCAAGTCAAAAGTCATCAAACAGATGAAAGAGCTTGGGACCTATCGCAAAGAATTTGACATGATTATTGATATTTTTTCAGGAATGCTATTTCAGTATCAGAAACTTGCTCAGGACTATGCTGATATGGGATATCCTGTCACAGATGTCTACATTAACAAGGCAGGAGCTGAGAATGAACGTAAGGTCCCCATCCTAACAGCAATGGAAATTCTACGAAAAGATATACTCAGCTATTCAAACCAATTGATGATGAATCCTAAGTCATTGGGTGAGGTGGTAGAGCAAGATAATGGATCAGTTCTCACAGAGGTTCTGAAATTCAAGGACCAGATCAAAAAGAAACGGGTGAAGTCTGATGGGTAACGTGGACAAAGCTAAAAAATACGCTCAACACGTTTTAGACCATCAGGAAGAGCATTGTGAAGAGAACATTTTGGCAGCATCACGCTTTCTGAGAGATTTAGACAATCCAGAATTTGAGATGGATGAAGATATGGTTGATTTTGTCGTTCATTTCATCGAGAACACAATTGTCCACCAGCAAGGTGATGATATGTTTGCGGTCTCTATCCGTAACAAGCCATTGTTGCTTCAACCGTGGCAACATTTTGTTGTGGTCAATCTCTTTGGCTTCTACATCAGAGGAACAAATGAGAGACGCTTCAAAGAAGCTTTGATCATGCTTGCCAGAAAGAATGGCAAGACCTCCTTCACTGCTGCAATCGCTCTGGCCTATCAAATTCTTGATACAGATAGCGGTTCAAAATGCTATATTGTGGCCAATTCTGTCAAGCAAGCCTTGGAAGCCTTTGGTTTCTTGCGGTTCAATGTTGAGCGATGGAATGACAAGAACATTCGTATCAAGGACAACAACCAAGAACACTCCATCACTGCCAATTTTGGCGAGGAGGGTTCATTCTTTATCCAAGCACTAGCAAATGATGAAAGCAGGCTTGACTCTCTCAATGGGAATGTCATCATCCTAGATGAAGCCCATACCATGAGAAATTCCAAGAAATACGGTCTTATGAAGAAAACAATGTCAGCATACCGGAACAGTATGCTTTTTGTTATCTCTACAGCCGGGGACATTCCAACAGGTTTCCTTGCTAACCGTCTGAAATACTGTCAGAAAGTCCTGAAAGAGCTGGTCAAAGATGATTCATTCTTCATTTTCATCTGCAAAGCCAATCAGGCTACTGATGGAGATGTGGGAGACTACTTGGATGAGAATGTTTTGAAGATGGCTAATCCTTCATGGGGTGTGACTGTATCGCTCAAGGCCCTCAAGGAAGAAGCAGAACAAGCCTTAAATGATCCACAGACCAGAAACGAGTTCTTCAATAAGACTCTGAATGTCTTCACTAACTCAATGAACGCTTATTTCAATCCAGATGAGTTCATTGCTAGTGATGACTGCTATGACTGGACCATTGAGGAGCTTGCAAAACTCCCTATTCGCTGGTATGGAGGAGCTGACCTTTCAAGACTGCATGATTTGACTGCTGCTGCTCTTTATGGTGTGTACAATGACGGTGAAAAAGATGTTGACATCTGTATCACACACGCTTTCTTCCCTCGTGTCAATGCTCAGAAGAAAGCCAATGATGATGGCATCCCACTTTTTGGTTGGCAATCAGATGGATGGCTTACAATGAGTAACACTCCAACGGTTCTCTATGATGACATTGTTAAATGGTTCATAGAAATGAGACAGAAAGGCTTCAAAATTGCCGCTGTAGGTATGGATAGAAAATTTGGTAGAGAGTTTATGCTCAAAATGAAGCAAGCTAAATTCAAAATGATTGACCAACCTCAGCTATTTTATTTGAAATCAGAGGGATTCAGAAGAATTGAATTGAAAGTGAAGAATAAAGAATTTTATTATGTACATTCAGACGCTTATGAATACTGTGTCAGCAATGTCAGAGCCATTGAGAAAGTAGATGATGCTGTCCAGTATGAGAAATTGGACGGCGATGGCGGTACAGCAAGAATTGACTTGTTTGATGCGAGTGTCTTCGCTTGCATTCAGGCGCTTGCTAACCTTGGTAAGAATAAGAATGTGATGGCTTACTTTGATTAGATAGAAAGGAGGTGAGAAATATGGGAATCTTTGACAAATTGTTCAAGCGTGGCAAGTCTCAGACGATGTTCACAAGCTTTGGGAATTCAGATCTGGGCATTATGTATGACGGGGATGGCTATATTCCACTAGCAAGGAATCCAGATGTGATCATGGCAGTCAATAAAATTGCTGACATGGTTTCGAATATGACTATCCAGCTCATGGAAAACACAAAATCTGGTGATGTACGGATCAAGGACGGGTTAGCCCGTAAGATTGACATCAACCCTTGCGATCACATGACAAGAAAGTCATGGATCTTCAAGATTGTCAGGGACTTGCTTCTATTTGGCGATGGGAATTCTGTCCTACATGTGGAATACGATCCAATGACTGACTATATCAGCAATCTCAGACCATTCCCAATGTCGGAAGTGTCGTTCATAAGCAATGATCTGACATACATGATCCATTTTAGGGACACTGATTTCAATCCAGATGAAGTAGTCCACTTCGCCATCAATCCTGATCCAGACCGGCCTTATATTGGGACCGGTTTTAGATTGGCCTTGAAAGATATCGTCCGCAATTTAAACATGGCTACACAAACCAAGAAGGGCTTCATGAATGGGAAAAACATTCCAAGCCTGATCATCAAGGTAGATTCATCAAGTGATGAACTTGGAACAGTGGAAGGCCGTGAGAAAGTCGCCAAGAAATATCTGACCACAAGCCAGTCTGGTGAACCTTGGATTGTTCCAGAAGCTTTGTTAGAAGTTGAACAAGTGAAGCCATTAAGTTTGAATGATATCGCTTTGAATGAGTCAGTAGAAATTGATAAGAAAACAGTAGCTGGGATGTTAGGTGTTCCGGCTTTTGTGTTAGGTGTGGGAGACTTCAACAAAGAAGAATACAACAATTTTGTGAATACCACTATCATGAGCATCGCAACAACGATTACTCAGACACTTACAAGAGATCTACTGACTTCAACCACACGCTACTTCAAATTCAATCCACGCTCATTGTACTCATACGACATTACAGAACTTTCAACTGTTGCTCAACAAATGACCAATAGTGCTGCAATGCGTAGAAATGAGTGGAGAGATTGGGTTGGTATGACTCCAGATCCTGAAATGGATGAAATCATTGTTCTTGAAAACTATCTGCCACAAGGGGAGCTAGGCAATCAGAACAAACTAAACAAGGAAGGAGGAAATGCCAGTGAAGAAACGTAATTCCTACATCGCTACTCAATTTGAGACACGAGAAGAACAAGAATCTGGTGACTTGATTCTGAGTGGCTACTTCATCCGGTTCGATGAAGAAACTGAGCTGTGGCCAGGCTATTTTGAAGTGATCAAACGTGCAGGAGTGGAAGAAGCAATAAAGAATGCTGACATCCGTGCATTGTTTAACCATGACCATAACCTAGTATTAGGACGCACAGGGAACAGCACAGTGAGTCTCAAAGTTGATGACAAAGGTCTCTATGGTGACATTATTATCAACAGGAATGATCCTGGCGCTATGGGAGCGTATGCCCGTGTACAGCGTGGGGACATTGTTGGATGCAGTTTTGGATTTATGCCAATTAAGGTGGATACCATTGAGCGTGAAGATGGTTCCTATCTTGATACCGTGCTAGAGCTCGAAATCTTTGAGGTCAGCCCTTGCACATTCCCGGCCTATCCACAGACTGAAATTGCTGCACGGAAGAAAGACTTTGAATGTCTGAAACGTGCCAATATTGAAGCGTTAAATGAACGCAAAATGAAAATTAAGGAGAAATACAATCTATGAACAAAGCATTGATCTTGGGCGCACATATGCGCACAAAAGCAAATAAGGTTGTTGAATTAGAAGAAGCAATTGAAGAATTGAACAACCGTTCTGCTATTGAAGCAGAAAAATTGGACCGTGCTGAAACTGATGAAGAGGTTTCAACGGTTGAAAAGAGCCTTGAAGACATCCAAA